ACAATTCAAGCTAACTCAGTCGCACTAGGAACAGATACAACTGGTGATTATGTAGGAACAATAACTGGTGGAACTGGTGTTACTTCAACAGCTGCAACAAGTGGAGAAGGTACTACACATTCACTATCCATTGGTCAGGACGTTTCAACATCAGCAGACGTAACCTTTGCAGATATAGCCGCAACAGATTTAACACTTAGTGGTAACCTAACAGTTAATGGTACAACCACAACAGCTGCTTCTACTAACACAGTAATCACAGATAGATTGATTGAGTTAGGAAATGGAACTTCAGGAACACCTGCAAATGATATGGGTCTAGTCTTTGAAAGAGGAAGTTCAGACAACGTATTCATAGGTTGGGACGAGAGTGCAGATGTTGTTACAATAGGAACAGGTTCTTTTACAGGTGCAAGTACAGGTGATTTAACACATACAGTAGCTAACTTTACTGCTGGTGTTGGAACATTTGCTTCATTAGATATTTCAGGAAACGCAGACATTGACGGAACAATGGAAGCAGATGCGTATACAGTTGACGGAACTGCACTTAATGAATATATTGCTGATACAGTTGGTGCAATGGTATCGTCAAATACTGAAAGTGGCATCACAGTTGCTTATGAAGACGGAGACAATACATTAGACTTTACAATCGGAACACTTAACCAAGATACGACAGGATTAGCAGGAACTGCTACTGCACTTGCAACTGCAAGGACTATTGGTGGTGTATCGTTTGATGGTACTGCAAATATTAACTTGCCAGGTGTTAACACTAGTGGTAATCAGAATACTTCAGGAACTTCTGCAGGACTAAGTGGAACACCAAATATTTCAGTAGGTACAATCGCTTCAGGTGCGATTACAATTACCAACGCAACAAATGCTGGTGGAACTGCAAGAAACATTTACCAATCAACTTCTGCTCCAGGCAGTTCAGACGGTGCAGTTGGTGATTTGTGGGTATTATACTCCTAATATTGGGGTATAAATACCATTAATAATTTAAAGGCAAAATATGGCAACAGGTAAACAACACGTCAAAACCCCTTCAGGGTGGAATGCAACACAAGGTGCGTGGGTAAAGACTGGTGGAACAACGTGGAAAGCAGCTGACCAAATTTATGTTAAGACGCCTGGCGGGTGGAATAATGCATCAGGTCAGACTTCAGTTCAACAACCGTATCCATACATAGCGAACAGTCAGACACCTTATATTGCTAACGCACAACAACCTTATCCATATATTGCAAACTCGCAAACACCTTATATTGCGAATGCACAAAACCCTTATCCGTACATAGCGAACAGTCAGACTCCATATATTGCGAATGCTCAACAACCATATCCTTATATTGCAAATAGTCAGACTCCATATCCTGCAAATGCACAACAACCTTATCCGTACATAGCGAACAGTCAGAGTCCGTTTACATATAATGCAAGGTCTCCATTTACATATAGAAACCCTGTTAATGGACAACAACCATATATTGCGAACGCTAGGTATCCTGCAAATGCAAGACAACCTAGTAACGGACAAAACCCGTTTACATATAACGCTAGGTATCCTGCAAATGCTAGGTATCCTGCAAACGGTCAGAATCCATTTACATATAACGCTAGGTATCCTGCAAATGCTAGGTATCCTGCGAATGCTCAACAACCTTATATTGCGAATGCACAAAACCCGTTCACTTATGGCGCACAGAGCCCGTTCACATATCCTTACACCAGTTTCCAAGGCGGTGGTTATGGTTGTTTCGTTGCTGGAACAAAAATTTGGATGGCAGACAATACCTATACGAACATTGAAGATGTTGTAGTAGGTGATTCAGTAATGACATTCTGTTTTGACCATATGAAACTAATGCCTCAAAATGTTCATCAGACTATGGTTCCTAGAGAAGGTATCAAGGTATTTAATGTTGAATTATCTAATGGTAAAACACTAGGTGTAACAGGTGGCCACCCAATACACACTGATTCAGGTTGGAAATATGCAAATCAGGAAGAGTGTGATATTGAGTCGAAAGATTTTGATTGGGGAGTAGAACTAAAGGGAGAACTCGAAGTAGGAGATAAAGTGTTCTCAAATTCAGGAGATGTAACAGTTACGTCCATAACAGAAAACGGAACTGCTACAGTCTATCATTTAACGTCCATTGAACATACTAAGACATACTTTGTGGAAGGTATATTAGTACATAATGGTGGATACGGACAGAAAAACTAATGCCACAGGGAAACGCACGACAACCATATATCGCAAACGCAAGACAACCGTTTACCTATAATGCGAGGTCTCCGTTCACCTATAGGGTTCCGTTTACTTATCGAGTACCTTATATCGCAAACGCAAGACAACCGTTTACCTATAGGGTTCCTTTCACATATCGTGTGCCTTATATTGCGAATGCAAGACAACCTTTTACATATAGACACCCATTTACATATAGGGTTCCGTTTACATATAATGCGAGGTCTCCGTTTACTTATAGAAACCCTGTAAATGGACAACAACCTTATATTGCAAACGCAAGACAGCCTGGAACATATGCCCGACAAGGACAAACTCCATTTACATATCAAGCAAGACAGCCAGGCACATATCAGAGAACAGGACAAACTCCATTCACTTATCAGAATAGACAGCCTGGAACATATGCAAGACAAGGTCAAACACCTACTACATATCAAAACAGACAGCCTGGAACATATGCAAGACAAGGACAAACTCCATTTACATATCAAAACAGACAGCCTGGAACATATGCAAGACAAGGTCAAACACCAGTTATTAGGTGGGATAACACATTATCTCAACAATGGCCTGCGACCCCAGTTACAAGTTAATTCTTGTAACTAAATATTGAAAAGGAATATATTATGGAAAAAATTACTACACTAGAGCAGGCTCAATCCCTCATCACAAAAGAAACAATGGACACCATACATCTTGGTGCTATGAATATTGGTGAAGACGGTGAAGTTAAAAAGATTATGGAGTGGATGTTCGAAGAAATACTTCCACCATTAAAAATCTTTAAATGGAGTGAAACTCTTAAATGGAGACAATCAAATCGTTTCGTAAGTTTTCAAGGTCTAAGAAACAAATCACTACCATATTTTAGGTTCTTTCCTCACGGTTATTCAGGTTTAAACTGGACAGATAATCATGCAGGATTTAAATTTCAAAAAGACGATGAAGATATTAATATTTTAGATAGTATTATTAATATTAGACCGTCTCAAAAAGAAGACCCTGTAACCAAAGAATTAGTGGGTTCTTTTTATTATCATGGTGCAAAGGCACATTGGATAATTGATTCAATACGCAAAGAAGGTCTTTGGGCACCAATACAAGGTTACACAAGTAATCCATATGATGATAAAATTCAATTTACAATTCACCCAGGCTCTGTTCGTTCTTGTGTATTCGAAGAAATGGAACATGACGATATGGAGTGTATGATATGGGATAAGAGTGGTCAACTTTCAGATTTACCTAGTGCAACATTCGATGAAGTGTTAGAGTATTGGGGTAAGAAATTAGACCAAAGAGGAAGACATAAAAATATCTCATTCCTATTCACGAGAGGTGTAATAGAATGGCAAACAGATTTAGCAGAACTTGGATTTAGAGACGAAGTATTTAAGTTTAATAAAAGAATCCATGACCTATCTGCAGGTAAACCACTAACCATTTATATCGGTTATGATAGTACAATGAATGATTTGGAAGGTGTGTGTGAAACTTCTATTAGAAAGACAATCGAAGAATCACATAGTCATGGTTCAGAGGCAGAATGGTATAGGTATACTCCAACAATCAAAATGCTTGACATTTCTAAACTTCCTGATTATAATAGGGAGTACGCAAATCAAAGTACTGAATTTACATACAGTAGATTTTTAATTCCATATCTAGAAAATTACGAAGGATTTAGTTTATTCATAGATAACGATTTCATATTTAAGAAGTCTTTATTACCTATGTTCTATTATCTTAATCCTGATGATGCAGTTGCGTGTATAAAATATCCACAATACCAACATGACGAGTCTAAGTTCAATGGAGAGGTTAATATAGACTATCCATGTAAGTTGTGGTCTTCAATGATGTTCTTTAATAACAGTCATGAGGACTGTAAGAAGTTAACACCTGAAGTGGTAAACACTTGGACTGGAAAACAACTACATCAGTTCGAATGGACTGATGCAATATCAGAAATACCTCAGAAATACATATTTGTTGAGGGGTATGATAACCCTGAAGAAAAATGGGATTATACTGGGATTCATTACACTAGAGGTGGGCCTTGGATAGATGGAATGGATTTTTCGTCAATAAATAACCTTGAAGTGTACAACAAGTACAAAAACCTCTATGACAACTCATGAAAATGTGGTATAATAGATAGATTATAGGAAAATTATTATGAATGTAAAAAACGCTTTAATATTCACAGAAAATAACAGTCTTTTTGTTAGAAAACCCAACGGATTGGAGTATGAATTTCAAAACGTTGACAAACCTGAATTGGGATTTGAATACGAAGTTCTAGTATATGATGACATAGAAGTTAAAATCATGAAATGGAACAGAGAAGTTAACTTTGATATGCAAGAAAAAACTGAACTATCAGATGCAGAAAAGGAAATGGTAGAACAGTATATTGAAAACTCAGAACCACCTATGGGTACTAGTTTGAATAATCAGATTATGGAACGAATCAATGACCAAGTTACCGATATGCTGAGAGAAACTATTGATATTCATGGATTTACAGACTTAGCAGAAGTTACTTTTGCAGGTAGAGAGGGTTCAAATCACCCATCTCGTTCTAACGCAAGAAGAGTTATGGAATATGGAGATGCTGTATACAATATTTTTGACCAAATATGTGCAGAAATCAAAGCAACTCGTGAAGATTCTCTAAAAGAATTTGAAGAGTATATGCAACATATACCAAACCCAACTAAATTGCCAGACCACCCACAAGGTTAATATGGAAGTAGTTCATATAAATGAACCTTTCAAAATACAAGATTTACCTTTAACTAAGGTTTATGTATTAGACGACTGGTTAACCCAACCATTACATCATCATTATGATGAATTCATAACTATGAATAATATGTGGAGTAAGTCTAATCAAGTAAATAGTGGGTCTTCTACTGGTTTACCACATCATAGTTTTTGGGGTGCAACATTTTTTAGACATGACTATGCTGTTGATAAAGATGTTAAACCTGAAAATACATATTTTACAAGATACCTAGATAGAAGACTACAAACTGAATTTGGTTTTAAATGGGTTAGATTTCAATACGCAGGCCTAAACTCACAAACTCAAGGATTAGAGGGAACTACACATCAAGATTGTGAAGAAGATGATAGTTGGAATCTTTCATTTCTATATTACCCAAATAGATATTGGAATCCTGCGTGGGGTGGAACATTAAGATTATATGATAAAACACAACAGGGATTAGACGGTAGAGATGAACATATTAAAAATCACCAAATTGCAGAGATTGAATTTAAACCGAATAGATTGATTATGTTTGACGGGAGAATACCACATGGTGCAGATGCACCCGACCCAAGTGCGAGATATATGGATAGACGTTCATTAGTAATTCGTGGAGACGAGGTTAGACTAGAAGAAGAGGGGGAAAATTATCATGCCGATGATAGACTTTCATACATACGATAAAGATACTTTAAGAAATTTTAAACCAGTTCTCGCAAAGTCTGTTTCACCTGATTGGTGGAAAAAGGGAAAGGTTGCAGAAGTTATAAACGGTCAAGTTAATAAAACTATAAGGTCTTGCCCTGCAATGACTGATTGGTTATCTTCAGGGTATCTTATTCTTGCGAATAGAGATATAGTTGTTAAAAATGGTGTAACAAAGGAAGATTCTGATTCTATGTATTATCATACTGAAGATTCTCGCACTTCAGAAAATGACCATTATGCATCGCAAACACACCCTACAATACAAATGCATGATGCATTTCGTTATATGTCTACTATGGATGCACCAGTCAAAGATGCATTTAAAATGTCAAACGCATGGAACATAACAACTCCACCAGGCTATTCTTGTTTTTATCTAGACCCATTTCTGTTTCAAAACGATTATTTTGCAACATGGCAAGGTATTATTGATACTGATAGATTTAATGTCAATAAAGACAATTCACAAATAATATTCTATCCTAAAGTTGACCATTCTTTTGTTATAACCAAAGGTACACCACTAGTACAGATTATACCATACAAAAGAGAAGACTGGGTTGCAACATATACTGTTAAAGACCATGAATCATATGTAACAAACTTATCTGAAAAGACTACAGAAAGAGAAGACGGTTTAAAGACTATGGCAGAATTATCTAGAACAGGTTATGCAGACGAACTTCATAAAGCAGGGCCCTATAAAAGAGCAAAAGTATGGCAACCAAAACATAAAAACTTTAAAGAAGATATAACTGAGTGTCCTTTTGACCCCAACACAGGTGAAATGAAGAAAAACTTTAAAGAAGAACAATTAAAAAGAACAGATTTGAATTGGGACGGACAAGAAGATGGCAGTTAGATTATTATTTCCAAGTTATATATTTCATAGGAACTTCACACAAAAAAATCTAGACGATAGTCGAGGGTTTTCTGATGAATATTGTATAATGTTACGAGACGAAATGGACGCTATGAGAAGGAGAGACCCTATAGGAAGACAACTTTCCAATCAATATACAGGTTGGCAGTCAAATGACGGGTGTGAAAGAAACCCAACATTTCAAAAGTGCATGAATAAAATAGAACAGTTTTTTATTGACGAAGTAATTCCTTTTCATGGACTTAACCCTTCATTGTGCAAGTTAGATATAAACAATTCATGGGCAAACATTAACGATAATGGTGCTTGGAACGCACCACATTTACATAATGGTTGTTGGTATAGTGGTGTTTTTTATGTCCATTCAGACGGAGACGAAGGTCGTATATCAATGATTGATACGCACCAAAAAGTTGCTGGAGATTTTCCAAATAGTCAGAGAACACCAACTGCTTCATACTTTGAACCCATAACGGGTGAGTGTATATTATTCCCAAGTGGTCTTATGCACATGGTTGAACCTAACCCAACAAACAAAGAGAGATATAGTATATCATTTAATTGCAGTTTAGGTTATCTTGATGATAATGGAAGAAACGGTGATGTCGTGGGTTATGACCCCGCTGAGTTTTTATTTGATTTAGATATAAATGGAAACCCAATCAGATAGTTTGTTTATCTAAATAGTACTATGGAAATAGTAGTAGACGCTCATATAATTTGGAATGTAATCTTAACTCTTATACTTGCCCCTATTGGGTTTTTAGTTAGAAATATTGTAGCAGAACAACAAAGATTATCAATATTAATCAATAGAACAAGAGAAGAAGTAGCTAAAGATTACGTTACTAGAGACCAAATTGAAAAAGACTTCCAAAGAATGATTGATACTATCGAAAGAATAGACGAAAAGATAGATAGACTCCAATCTAAAACTTACTTCCAAGAATAGGTTCCCAAATGGTATAAATAGTAGTAGTTAAGATTATTACTACTGGAAAACTATTATGGCAGCACCTAATTCAAAGGCAACATTTAAAGAATACATCAAGAGAGCATTAGGAGCTCCTGTTGTAGAAATCAACATAGATGACGACCAATTAGACGATAGAGTTGATGAAGCGTTACAATATTTTCGTGAATTTCACTACGATGGGTCTATTAAGTGTTATCTAAAACACCAACTTACTCAAGCAGAGATAGATTCATTCAAAACAAATGAATCACACTCGGCCGCAACTACTGGAACACAAGCAATATCAGGTCAAACTTACGGAGAAGGTAAGAATTATATAACACTACCTGAACACGTTCTTTCAGTTATTAACATTTTCCCATTCCATTCGGGAACCCAATCTAATATGTTTGATATTCAATATCAACTTAGATTAAATGACTTGTGGGATTTAACTTCTACAAGTGTTATGTACTATTCACAAGTACAATCACACCTTGCATTATTAAATCAAATGTTGGTAGGTCAAATACCAATAAGATATAATATGCATTCTAATAGATTATATATTGACTATAATGCAGAAAAACTCGCTAAAGACGAGTGGATAATTATAGAATGTTACAGGAAAATAGACCCAAATGATATGACAGATGTCTATAACGATATGTGGTTAAAGAAATATGCAACCCAAAAAGTTAAATATCAATGGGGTCAAAACCTTTCTAAGTTTGGTGGTATTGCACTACCAGGCGGTGTAACTCTAGATGCAGAACGTATGATGACTGAAGCAAACGAAGAAATCACAAAACTAGAGGAAGAATCAAGGTTAAACTACGAAATGCCTGTAATGGACATGATGGGATAGAGTCATGCCGACTAACGTATTTTTCAACCACGCAGTAAATACCGAACAACATCTTTATGAAGATTTGGTTGTTGAATCTTTACGAATGTATGGTCATGAAACTTATTATCTACCTAGAGAAATAGTCGAAGAAGATACAATTCTAAATGAAGACGTTCAGTCTAGATTTGGTGATGCATATTCGGTTGAAATGTACATTGAGAATGTAGAAGGATTCGAAGGTGAGGGAGATTTAATGTCCAAGTTTGGTGTCTCAGTTAGGGATACTGCAACCTTTGTAATATCATTAAGAAGTTGGGAAAGATTTGTATCTTTAGATTCTAACCTTGCAACTTCATTAAGACCTAACGAAGGTGATTTAATACACTTCCCTATGTCAGGTTCTATGTTTGAAATCAAATTTGTAGAACACGAAAACCCGTTCTATCAAGTCGGTAAACTATTTGTATTTAAATTACAATGTGAATTGTTTGAATACTCAGGAGAAGACTTTGATACTAACGTTACAGATATTGACCTAATAGAAGACGAACAAGCATACCATATCGATATGACAATGGCTGCTGGTGGTTCAGGAAACTATGTAAACAACGAGAATATTACATTGAATAGTGTAGTAGTTGGTGAGGTAATATCATGGAATCCAGTAACTAGACAACTTAAAATTAGAGATAACACTAAAACACTTGTTGTTGGAGACGTTATTGTCGGTGCAGACGGTAATGCATCGCATACAATCGCAAGTATTGTTGACGTAATGACTATGTCAAATGACGGAAGTGCAGATAACCTAGACTTTGAAACCAAAGCAGACGGATACTTAGACTTCTCAGAAACAAACCCATTCGGTGAGGTAACATAATGGTAGAAAAAATAATTTCAGAAGTAATTGGTTGCGACCAAGACTCAATAAAAGACGATTCTCATTTAGTAAATGATTTGGGTGCAGACTCACTTAATATTGTTGAACTTGTTATGCAATTAGAAGAAGAGTATGATATAGAAATCTATGACGAAGATGCAGAGACACTTCATACAGTTAAACAAGTAAAAGATTATATAGAGGCGAATGCATAATGTTCGGAACTCATTTTTATCACGAAACTATTAAAAGAAGTGTATCTATATTTGGTACACTCTTTAATAATATCACGATTAAAAAGACCAAAGCAGACGGGACTGTTCTTGCACAACAGATAGTTCCTATATCATATGGGCCAAAAGCAAAGTGGTTAGCGAGACTTAATGAAGAATCTAATCTAAGTGATAACAATAGAAGTGCAATCAGTCTACCTAGACTTGCATTTGAAATCACGGGATTCCAGTATGATGCAGATAGACAACAAAATAAACTAATCCGAACAGAAAAAGGTGGACTAAACGCAGATAAATCTAATCGGGGATTTCAATACGCACCTGCGCCTTACACAATAAGTTTTACACTTAGTGTTCTCGCAAAACAAGCTAATGACGGACTTCAAAT